TTGAGAAAAATAGATATTGACATACCTGCGCAAATCCATTAAGATATGTGAGGTAATCCGTTTAGATTTACAATTAAAAAGTTCGTATATATCCCTTATTCAGAGTGATGGAGGTACAAAGGACCTGCGAAGTCACGGCAACCCCGGTTGAGTATGTGAAAGCAAGATGCACATGCGAAAGGGCCGGTGCCAGCCTGAGCGAGGAGCAGACGAGTACGGAAATTCCGGAAAACTGCTTGATCGAGCAATAAGAGGATTTGAAGATCTGCTATTTTCAAGTCCGCAATTGCTGCGGACTTTTTTCTTGCCATTGCATATGGGAGCGCGCCAGAGGTCGTTCGCTGTTCACGAAATGCAGTGCCCGCTTTAGCGGGTAACGGGTCAACAAAGCAAACTAAGATAACAATATAACAAAAACGAAAAAGGAGAACAAATGGAAAGAAGATTATTTACTTCCGAATCTGTAACTGAAGGCCACCCGGACAAAATGTGCGATACCGGGAACGGGAAGTAGAGTCGTTGAAAATTACGACGAAATGCGCGCACTATGTAGGGATTTTATATCCCTGCATAGGGTTACACCAAATTACAATATTAAAGGAGAAATTATCATGAAAAAGAATTTGTACAAGTATGCCGCTATGGCTGTCATCGTGGAGACTTTGAACGATAAAGCAATGTCGTTGCGGAATGGCGTGGAGTATACCAAAGAGCGTTACAAGGATGACGAAGACGGTATTCCGGCATGGGCACAGGAAACAATTGATAGGGATACAGGCATCGCCGATTTCCTTGATGACTTTATTAGCAAGCTGTGAAACAGCTTGCATCGGGCAACCAAAATTCAAACAAAGGAGAAACACTATGTATATTACAGGCAAAAAGGCGCGTTCCTATGTCAATCAGTATTCCCGCATCTATATCCCGCTGACGCTTGACGATGTATACAACTCTTACAGCGTTGCAAAGCTTCATGCATGGGAATACTGTCAGCGCAAGTGTGACAAAATGAACGGTAGACGACTAACAGTACTTTCGCACAACAGTAACTTTTTCACCGCTGCGTTCGAGTACACGCACCCCGACACAGGCGTTCTCATGCTGCATGTCGAAACATACGCCAACAGCTACGACATGGAAATGTGAGGTGTTTCACATGAAACAATGGAATTTTTGGCAAAACGTACTGTTCATAGTCGCGCTATTAGGCTATCTTATTTGCGCGAACGTCATAGCCAACCTCATTGTGCCGCCTATTTACTAAATAGGCGGGCATCGGGCTACACCAAAACAAACGACAAAGGAGAAATGAAAAATGAAAGAAATACCGGTACGCGCTATTGTAAAGGTTATGCCTTGTTTCAAAGGGCAGGAATTTCCTGTTGCGGTGTTTGTAAAGCACCATGACGTAAATTTTTGGCAGCAGTCAAGTAAGGAATACTGGTACAAGAAATGTGCTGAAAAAGAAGCAAAAATGCAGTGCTTATTGCATTACGGGTGGCAGCTTGCCTGACACCCGCATCGGGCAAAACCCAAATATTTCAAACAACAAAGGAGAAAACAAAAATGAAGCGCATGATTACACGCACCATCGACCTGCACACCTACACCGTCCGCACCCTGAACGTTGAAACTGCAGAAGTACGCGACATTGACTACGTTCTCGGCACTCACTATGCAGACGCCAAAGTTCTCGCAGAACTCCGCGCCCAGCACGAAACCGAAACCCTCAAGCTTGTCGCTATCGTTAACCACACCACGGAAACCCGTTTGTACGGCATGGACGAACAGACCTTTATCAACCTCGCCACCGTTTTGCCGCCCCGTGGCAAAGCCGAAAACGCACCGGAATAATCCGGTGCATCGGGCACCACGCCAAATACAACAAAAGGAGAAAACAAACGGCATGATAGACGTAACACGCTTTACTGTACCGGAGCTTGTCAAACTGAAAGAGCTTACCGATAGCTCTCGTTCAGCCCTTCACACCCTTTGCGCAAGTCGAAAGACATGCACAGGTTGCCAATGGAATACCCTTTGCATTTACTACCGCGACTTATGGCTTATTGCACATAAGGAACTGAAAAGGAGGTGTTTCTAATGCGCTATTTGGTGGATGAAATGCCACGCAACCCCATCGACTGCCCGTTTTGCGAACCAAAGCTGTACAAAAACGAATACAACTGTGCCAAAACAGGCGGCATATGTGGTCGCTTCACAGAATGCCCGTTTCCAGTCGAAACCCCTTATTCCTGCGACGGCCTTGTTTCCATTCGCGGTCTAATCACACGTCCCGAATTGAGCGAAGCATTAGCAGAAGCAGTAAGGAGGGCATAATGGACAAAGTAGAAGTACAATGTTTACGCTGTGGACAATGGCACATTTTACGAAATTTACCAATATTTTTGAATGCCGAGCGGGATAAATTTTGGCAGTGCAACGGCTGCTTGTGCTGTAACAAGTTGGCGGAAAGTAAGAGAAGGACAAGGAGGGCATATCATGATTAAACTTTACCGCACCAGATTCACCCCAAAGCAGCTTCGTGTTTTATCAAGGTACTGTGACGGCTTTTGCCCAGAGGGACACGCCCCAATGATTTGTAAACGCACTGGCTGTGATTTGTGGGCAATTTGCCAAGATTTACAACGCTTGAGTGCTTACGCTGCTAACCTCGCCAACGAACAGGAAGCCGCCCTTTCCAAAAAGTGAAAATTTGCACATTGTTAAATTTTTCACACTTGGTTACAAATTCCCAAAACCCCAATTTCCCTATTGACGAATGCCGCATTATATGGTACAATATAATTGCCAATCGGTAGTGTGTCATCTCATTTCCCCTCATTTGCCGGGCTTCAACGCCCGGCACACCGGGAAGGCCGTCCCTCGCAGGAGTTCAACTCTCCTGTTCCCGAAAATCATCAAAACCAACACAAAGAAAGGAGAACAAACAAATGGCTAAGACCCCTATGATTACTCGCACCATTCAGACTACGGAGGTTAACGTCCTGTGCATGGATATCAAGCGGGGCGAACCCTTCAACACCACCGTGACCCTGCCCCGCACCTACAAGGACAACGCTGCCATGCTCAAGGCTGCCGCTGCTGTCATCGACAACGATGAAGTCAAGGCTGTCCATGTGGTCACTTCCGACGTCAAGGAAACCCTGTACGGCATGAAGGAGACTGACTTCATCGCCAACGCGGACATTCTGCCCACCCGTACCGTCAAGGAGCATGAGTAAGGCTTGTCGCGAATGCCCTATCAGAGAAATCTGCATACAGGCTATACTCAATAAGCGTTGCCCCATCAAGACATTCAACAAGAAAAACAACAAAAAGGAGAACAGAAAATGAGCAAGCCTATCACCATCACAGTATTTTCCAAGCAGCGCACCGGCAATGACGGTAAGAAGTTCAAGACATATTTCGCTACTTTGCCCGGCGACGAGAAGCCGATGAAGGTCAAGTTCCGCGAAGCTTGCGGCGCACCTGAGTGCCCCGCCAACATTGACCTCATGCAGGGCGAGTGCAACATCTCCAAGGAAACCTATACCGATGTTGTGACCGGCGAGGTCAAGGCTGTCCCTGTTCTGTGGGTGTCCAACTTCACTATGAGCAAGGAAGCTTACCGTGACACCAGCATGGACAAGTATTTCTGATACACCCAGACCAACAGAAAAGGGAGCCTAAGAGATTAGGCTCCCTTTCTTATCAACAAGGAGGACTATGTGATGGCAAAACGTGACGAAGCTGCAAAATTACGCCGTCAAATAAAGGCGCTGCAAAAGCGTGGGTACATGTTTCCAAAAGGTTACACGCCTACGCCCGGCGCAAACTTGTACGAAGCAGCGTATTACATTGACCAATCTACGCCAACTCCCCACGCAATTACAGGCGTAGAACGCCGCGCACAAGAGCGTAGCATAGCAGCGCGAAAAGCAGCAGAAACAAGACGCAGGAGAGCACTAATCACAGAGCCAGAAACCACTCAAGGCTTGCCCACCGATTTAGGCAAAGTCCTAACAGAGATTCAGCGCAAAATTGATGAATGGCAGCCCCTCACGGAATGGGTAAACCCTAACACCAAAGGCGAGACATACGAGAACAGCGCGTTCACCAAAGTAAAGACACGAGATAAGAACAAACTGAAAGCTATGCTCGACATGGCTATTTCTCAAGAAGGTGCGCAAACAGTAGCTGCACGGCTTGAAGCAAATGCAGAGATGGCAAACACGCTTGCTACTCAAATCTTGTACGGCGGTTCTGGCGACCGGACAGACTTCAACTATATGCAAGGCGAACTTGCCGGATTTGCTCAAATATTATTAGGCAGAAATCTCTCCACACATGAGAGCATAGACCTTGAGCAGCAAATTGAAAGCTTCATGCCAGCTTAAACACCATGAAGAAACGCACTAACCGAGTATTTGTAGGAGACTTTGAAACAACAGTATACAAAGGACAAGTGAATACGGAGGTTTGGGCGTCTGCTTGTGTAGAAATAGGCACCGAAGATGTACAAATCTTCCATAGCATTCACGAGCAATTTGAATACTTTGTCTCCCTTGATTGTAACATTCTATGCTATTATCACAACCTAAAGTTCGATGGTTCTTTCTGGCTTTCATATCTATTGCTTGACCGTAAATTTACTCAATCAACTGAGAAGCTTGCGGACGATTCAGTTAAAATGCACCAAGCAAAAGATATGCGCAACGGAGAAATAGCCTATGCAATATCAGCCATGGGACAATGGTATCGCATTCTTATCAAAACACATGACCGCATCATAGAAATAAGAGATAGTCTTAAACTTCTACCATTTAGCGTAAAACGAATAGGTGAAAGCTTTGGCACAAAACATAAGAAACTTGACATGGAATATAAAGGCCTACGTTATGCCGGGTGTCCGATCACACCAGAAGAACAGCAGTACATAGCAAATGACGTTCTCGTAGTCAAAGAAGCACTTGAAATTATGTTCGCAGAAGGGCACGACAAGTTGACCATAGGAAGCTGCTGCCTTTCAGAATATAAAAAGTCCGTAGGCACAAAAACCTATAAGGGAATGTTTCCAAACCTATACGAAATTCCAATCGACAAAGAGCTATACGGCTCACCGACAGCAGGAGACTACATCAAGCATTCTTATCACGGCGGTTGGTGCTACCTTGTGAAGGGCAAAGAGAAGCAGATAAAACATAACGGCACCACGGCAGATGTAAACAGTTTATATCCATCAATGATGAGCAGCGAAAGCGGAAACTGGTATCCGTTCAAAGAGCCAACGTTTTGGAAAGGCGATTATATACCAGTAGAAGCTATGGAGATGGGTAAGTATTACTTTGTTCGCTTCACCACACGCTTTTATATCAGACCAAACAAATTACCTTTCATTCAAATAAAAAACACCTTCCGATATCGAGCAACTGAAATGCTTGAGACGAGCGATGTACTTAACGAAGAAACCGGAGAATACTGCAAGGAAATAATCAATCTCAATCACGAAGTTGTGCCGACCACCGTTACACTCACAATGACCATGACAGACTTCAAACTTTTCAAAGAGCACTATGAACTGGTAGACTTTGAAATCCTTGATGGGTGTTACTTCAACGCAGCGTTCGGAATATTTGATGACTACATCAACAAGTACAAGGAAATTAAACTACGCTCAAAAGGAGCACAGCGAGAACTTGCAAAGCTATTCCTCAACAATCTATACGGTAAGATGGCTTCGTCCACATCTTCCAGCTTCAAGGTAGCATACGATAAAGGAGATGGCGTAATTGGCTTTTATACCCAACCTGAGAATGATAAACTTCCCGGATACATCGCAGTTGGAAGCGCAATCACGTCATACGCTCGGAATTTCACAATACGGGCAGCACAAGCAAATTACTACGGCGCCGATAAGCCCGGCTTCATTTACGCTGACACCGACAGCATTCATTGTGATTTACCTCCCGAAGAAATAAAAGGTATCACTGTACACCCCAAAAATTTCTGTTGTTGGAAATTGGAAAGCTGCTGGGACACTGGATGGTTTGTTCGACAAAAGACGTACATAGAACATGTTACCCATGAAGATTGTGAACCAATCGACAGCCCCTATTATAACATTCGTTGTGCTGGTATGCCTGAAAGCTGCAAGAAGCTATTTCTAAAATCTATTGAAGGGTGGAATGACGAGGAAAAAGAAGAAATGACAGACCCCGAAAAGCAATTCCTGTATGAGGACAAGGAGTATACAAAACCAATTAGGCGAACGATTGAAGACTTTACAATAGGTCTTAGTGTTCCCGGAAAATTACTGCCAAAGCGCATACCCGGTGGCGTGCTACTGGTAGATACAGATTATAAAATGAGGTGATGAAATGACGAGAGAAAGAGCAATAATTATGTTGCAAAGTTTGAAGCACTACATAGCCGAAACACCTATTGACCGCTGCACTTACTGTTCTGGATGCTCACATACAATAATACCAGACGAAGACTGTGAGCGGTGCATAGACGCTGGCTTACGAGCGCTCGATTTAGCAATAGAAAAAATAAAGGAGGACAAGAGATGAAACCTATTCCTTTTGACAACCGTGTATGTGTCTGCGGAGGAATAAAATTCCACATGATGCCAAAAACGTTTATCAATGGCCAAACCGCTGTTGGATTGTACTGTTCTGAGTGTGGGCAGTGGCAGAAGTGGATGAACAAGAAAGACCGTAGTAGATTTGAAGCTCTACAATATAAGGAGAAAATGTAATGGATATGGTTAACACGCCTTGTGATATGTGTAAAGGTTGCATAGTCCCTAAAATGATGCAGAAACTTGACCCTTATGATAACGAGTATTATTTTTCTTGTTATGATTGTGCTTGTTATGACTGTGAATATTTGCATAATTGTACTGGCCAATGCTATTATGGTAAGTAAAGGAGAAAATGTAATGGACGCTATTCAATTTATTAAAGAAAAAGAGAGAATGTGCAACACATGCGGTTCTTGTCTCTTGTGCCCCGCGTGGCTGGATGATGGGTGCATTTTTCGTGCGCGAAGTAGTTTTGCCCCTGAACAACAAGTAAATACAGTTAAAGTATGGGCAGAGCATCACCCCGCTAAAACACGACAAGATGTATTTCTGGAACAATACCCGGAAGCAGAGATAGACCTTAACGGCATGTTGGACGTATGTCCAGCCCCAATTTTCGCTCACATAGGAATAAGGGAGGAGGGTGCTCAGACTTTCACAAGAATTGCGTCGAGTGCCGCAGCGAATTTTGGTCACAGAAAGTGGAATAAATCATGCCTAAACGAATATCCCCGGACGAAAGTATGCGCAAGAAATATCTCACAGGCGTTTGTCCATTTTCCGGTGACTGCTTCACATGCCCGGAGCCTGACTGTGTAGCTAACAGCGGGTTAGCTTACAGAATAAACATCTTGCCAGCAGATATTGAGAGGGGCAACGCACTAAAAGGTGGAAAGTAAAATGAAAGACCGATAGGATAACCTATCGGTCTTTCTCTATCTGTAACTGTTGATACTACAAAGCGGTAAGCTGTCCGACTGCACAACCGGCGGTCTATTCCACCCGTGCTTCCCGGTGTACACAATGTAGTTGACAACAGCAGATAGCGTCAATAAGATAACGCTTTGAGGATTGCTTCCTTGCACTTCAAATCCTTAAACCTAAAGCAACCCTTCTCAAAATAGTACCTCATGCTATCGAGGAACCAGCTGTTCCTTTTCAGCATAACATAGTTGATGTCGTGGTCTTCCGTGGTTACTGTGATTCTACTTGGATATGAGCTGTCCGGTCTATCATCACAGTAAATCACGCCAGCTTCCGCATACTGTCTAACAGCATAGTCAGTGTTCTTGTACCGGATAGTTGCAAGATATTCACCAGCCCCTTTAGGCTTTTCTATGAACGCCTTGTTATCATTCAGATACACGCATTCACTTGAGTAAGCCATGTACTCATTCTTAGCGAAAGCCTGATTGAATCCACTTTCCTTCTGTGCACGGCTTGCGCTATCAACATAGCCTTGTTCCATTACGAAACCAACGCCGCGAAGGAACTTAGTGTCATCCCGCAGCCTTGACGAAATGCCCATTTCCGTATAATACGGATTGATTATACTCACCGGGTTGCTCAGCATAAACACGGGCACATACCTTGTCTGTTCTCCCTGCCCTCTGGCAATACTGGTGTGCACAGACAGGAATTTTCGTATCTCGTCAGGACAATAGTGGTTTGTTTCACTCTGGAACTCGTCAAATAGTATGCGTTTAACGTCACTAAAGATGTGGCTGTACTTTTTAATCTGGTCAGCGCTATTCAGCGCAAGCGCATACCCACAGCCTTCTCCGTCAAGATACAGCTCATGGAAAATTCCTCCGGCTTTAGACTTACTCGTCATTTCCATATCAGGAAAGAACAGTGTTCTAATATCCTTAAAGAATTTTTCCGCGCAATCATCCATCTCATACTTATACCGGTACAGCAGTGCGAATTTTTCGTGCTTATCCTTCCACCTATTCACGCAAAGTCTGCCAAAGTATGTAGTTTTACCGCCCGTCCTGTTGGTCGTGCAAATGTAAATTTCTGGCTTGTTTCCATTGATGTCCATTAGGGACAACAGTTTAGTTCCGTCATAATATTGAGGTTTCATAAAATTCCCTCCCACTAAATTTTACCACACCTCTTGACAAATGTCAAGCTTTATGATATATTTATTATAGAAAATTTCGGAAAGGAGATTGTTATGGACGCTAACACTATCACCACCCTCATTACCTCTGTTGGTTTTCCTATCGTTGTCTGTTTGATTTGCTTTTGGTACATCAACAAGATACAGGAAACGCACAAAGAGGAAACGCATGAGCTGTCCGAAGCTTTGAACAACAACACTATCGTCATGCAGAAGCTTGTGGACAAACTGGATAAGGGGGAACTGTAAAATGAAATACATCGAACCCGAGTATGTTTGGAATGGTGAACTCACCAAACGAACACAGCCCATCTATCGCATCATCCTGCACCACGCAGCAGCTTCACATTGTTCTGCTGTTCAGGTGCATAGCTGGCACAAAGCCCGTGGCTGGGTAGGCATCGGCTATCACTTCTTCATCACCAAAGATGGCGACATTTACCGTGGCCGACCTATCGAATGCATCGGTGCCCACGCCGGTGGCTACAACCTCGACAGTATAGGTATCTGTTTTGAGGGCAACTTTGAAAACGAAGTCATGCAGAATGCACAGGAGGAAGCGGGGCGTGAACTCGTCAAGACGCTTACCACTTACTACAAAACCATCAAGGTTGTTCAGAAACATTGCGACGTAAACGCAACGGCTTGTCCGGGAAAGAATTTCCCGTTCGACTATATTGCACATGGCATTGCGCCGGATAGTGACCCGAAGGAGGAAACTGTGTACGGTATCGAAGTCGCAGAGATTGCACGAGGGGCAACAGGCCCGGATGTGCTGATTTTGCAGAAAATGCTTATCGGCAACGGGTTCTCTTGTGGTCGCACCAAAGCTGACGGTCAGTTCGGTCGCAACACGGAACAGGCAGTTAAAGACTTCCAGAAGTCCCGCAGCATTTTAGTCGATGGCATTGCTGGCAAGCAAACGTGGTACAAACTATTCTTGAAGGAGGACACTCATGGCAGTTAAGAAAATTGATGAAATCATGGCGGCTGTGCGTGCCCGCATTGGAGAGGACACTTCTGATGAAGCCCTTTCCTTCGTGGAAGATATCCACGACACCCTGAACTCTCTGTCTTCTCCTGACAACGAAAATTGGAAGCAGAAGTACGAGCAGAACGATGCAGAGTGGCGGGCAAAGTACAAGGAAAGATTTTTCAATCCTGAGAAGCCCGCTGACCCTGACCCGGAGCCGCAGCCTGAACCGGCTGAGAAGCTCACATTTGACAAACTTTTTGAACAAGGAGGAAATTAATAATGGCAAAACGTATTGCAGTTTCTACGCTGAACGCCAGCACGATTGATATTCTGAATACCATTCGTGCCAACGCCAGCGCAGAGTATCAGGACAGTGTTCCTGCTGTTGCCAAGGCAACGGACATTCCCAAGGTTGGCGAGGTGCTGTATGGCTATCCCGCTCTGGCTAACCAGTTCCTTTCTTCTCTGGTTAACCGTATCGCTCTGGTGCGTATCAAGAGTGCGGTCTTCAACAACGCCTATTCTCAGCTGAAAAAGGGCTATCTGGAATTTGGCGAGACTGTTGAGGAAGTGTTCGTCAACATCTGTAAGGCTCGTGAGTTCTCTGCTGAGAAGGCTGAGAGCCGCGAACTGAAACGTTCTCTGCCCGACGTGCGCACCGCTTTCCACGCGATGAACTATCGCGTACAGTATCCCATCACTATTCAGGACGAAGACCTTCGCATGGCTTTCATGTCTGCCGAGGGCGTGACCGACCTGATTGCCCGCATCGTGGACAGCGTGTTCACCGCCGCCGAGTACGACGAGTATCTGCTGTTCAAGTACCTGCTTATCAAGGCAATCTCCCACGGTAAGATTTATCCCAAGGCGTTTGATGCTACTGACATGAAGAACGCTGCCAAGGCGTTCCGCGGCATGAGCAACAAACTGACCTTTATGAGCACTGAGTACAACAACTCCGGCGTTCATACCACCACTACCCGCGATGACCAGTTCATTTTCATGGACAGCGAGTTCAACGCGGCCTATGACGTTGACGTTCTGGCTGCTGCGTTCAACATGGATAGAGCGACCTTTACCGGACATCTCATTCTTGTTGACGATTGGACTACCTTCGACAATGACCGATTCTCCGTCATTGTTGATACGAGCGACCAGCTGGAGCCTGTTACCACTGCTGAACTGGCTCTGATGGCAAACGTCAAGGCTGTTATCGCTGACCGCGAGTGGTTCCAGGTGTACGACAATCAGGCCAAGATGACCGAGAAGTACGTCGCGTCCGGCGAGTATTGGAACTACTTCTACAACGTGTGGAAGACTGTTTCCAGTTCTCCCTTCTCCAACGCTGTCGTGTTCGTTGATGACGCTGTTGCTATCACGGCTCCTGCTTCCATCACCTGTAAGGTCACTGATGTGTCTCTGGCAGATGAAGCTACTGTCGTCACTCTGGTTCCTCAGTTTGACAACGCTGCAATCAACAACTATGCATACAAGTTTGTGCAGACCGAGGATTGTGTCAAGAAGAGAATCGCTGTACACCCCTATGGTGCTATCATTTATCCCGCAAATGCTGTGGCTCAGAAGCTCAGTATTGAGATGGCTGGTAACACCTATACGACCGCAGCTGCGTTCGATTACACCACTACTAAGGTTGGCAATACGGTGACGTTCACCAAGGCGTAACTTAACAGGGAGAGGGTTCACGCCCTCTCCCTATCCAAGGAGGAAAAGATATGAAGGTATTTCCTGACGGAAAACTGTATATCATAAGCGGTTGCCCCTGTGACCCTGACTATGAACACACTCTTTACTGGCCTAATAAGGAAGGGCAGCACGCCTATTTCCTCACAAAAGCTAAGTACCGTGTGGACAACATGAGTTACCAAAGGGCAAAGCGCGGTAGAGTAAGAGTACAGTACAAGGTGGAAGACCTGTACGACTGCAACTATATTGCTTTCCAGAACAGCTCGTTTGGAAACAAATGGTTCTACGCTTTCATTGATGATGTCACCTATGTGAACAATATCACCAGTGAAATTAGCTACACTATTGATGTTATCCAAACGTGGATTACTGAGATGGATTTGCAACAGTGCTTTGTTGCCCGTGAGCACAGCGTAACTGACGTTGCCGGTGACAACCGTGTGCCGGAAAATATCGACACTGGTGACATGATTATGTGGTCAGGGTACACCAACATTCTGGAAAGCAATTTCCCCCAAAGCGATGCTTTGCAAATAGTTATTGCCGAGGGACTGAGCAGTCAAGGATTGCCGTGGGAAAATGCTGGAATGTATGGCAAGATGTTTTCCAATGTGAAATATATCCCCTATGACGTTACAGCAGAGGGCATTGGTAATGCTGTCTCGTGGCTAAATTCAGCTGGCTTTTGGCAGCAAGGTAATCCATCTGTATTATCAATTTTTATGTGTCCAAAATCTGTGCTACTTCCGCAAACAGACTATGCCCAATCTGCTGTCAAGGATATCACCATAAATTCTGCCAACGTAATTGACCGTTCTGACGGTTCCCCTGTACGCAACCAGAAGATGTATACTTATCCTTATACTTTCCTACGCATGACAAACTGTAATGGGCAAGTTAAAGACTACGCCTATGAACTGTTTAAGTACAAGGACACTAACGGAAAGATACATTTTGACATGGCTATCTCTTATGGCAATACCGTGTCTCTTACGTTTATTCCTCGCGGGTATAATTCCCGCCTTTCCACTAATCTAACAGCGGATATTGATAATACTATCACTTACAATAGTTTTCCGACTTGCGCTTTCGCAGTTTCCGATATGGGTATGCGGCTTATTCAAGCTGGTGTTTCAGCCGCCATTAGTGGTATCTCAACCGCTATGACTAGTGGTGGCGCAGCTGGCATTGCAGGTAGCGCTTTGATGGCTGGTGCAGCTGGTTTTGCAACTGGTGGTATCACAGATGTCGGCACCGTTTCTGAAACACCGTGGCAAGCGGAGGAAGCAATCATCGCAAGCGGCAAGAAAACAACGGGCAAAGCTGGACAGGCAAGAATTGCTGCCGCTGCGCAGGAGACAGGAACACAGCTGCAAACGTTGCGTCAGTTAGCAAACAGTACAAGGCCAATCAATGCCAGCCTGATAAACCATATGTGCGGTAACGATTTGTTCAATGCAGGATATGACGGTCCGCGATATGCTCAGATGGTACCGACGCAGGAATACATCGACCGTATTGATGATTATTTTTCCCGCTATGGTTACGCCACCAACAAAATCAAAACGCCGAACATTTCATCCCGCCCACATTGGAACTACGTTCAGACTATCGGCTGCAAGGTTGGCGGCTCTATTCCTTGCTCTGATGAAATCGCTATATGCTCTGTGTTTAACAAGGGTGTAACCTTCTGGAAACACCCTGAGGAAGTAGGCAACTTCTCCCTCGACAATAGTCCGACATAAGGAGGACAACATGGCAAGACGTAAAACAAACTTCTGGGAAAGCGCTGTCATGAACAACGCTACCTATATCCAATATTACAATCGTCTCATTGAACTCTCCATTGCTATGTTCGACTGGACAGGTCTTCCCAACACGATTGACCCTCGGTTCCTTGAACTCACTTTGTTCAAGTACGGTCAGGCCGTGTTCTTTGAAGACGAGGTAATGGGCTATCTCGCTCTCACCAACGCTGTTCAGGGCGGCTTCGATGTATACGGATACCCGGTAGCGTCCCGCGCTTATTCCCCTTACAACAACTATCAGAAAAACCTCACCCTTGATGATAGCGTTATCATCTACAATAACTATCTTCGCACCCCTTCTTCTCTGGACGTTGAAGTTTTCGCCAAGCGTCTGTACAACCTCGACCGGGTGATTGACGTGAACGCCAATGCGCAGAAAACCCCTG